ATAGTTATATTACTGTAAGAGAGTAGAAGGTAGAGCTAACCCTGTGTCATCCCTCCCAACCGATAACAAATCTGTTTATGACTTATTTTATATTATGAAGTAATAGGCTTTTACCCTAGTTACCATGGACCTGCTAAACCACTTGATTGATGTTTTTATCAAGAATCCTTTTCTAAAAGCAGGAAGAACTCTTTGATTGTGCTCCAACCTTACCATAAAAAAAACTAAAAGAAAGTCAAACATAAAAGAATATTATGGTATAGTAAATACATCAAGAAACAGATTTATGGATTCTTATTCATTTATCCCCTTTCTTTGTTTGTTCAGCAACATCCCTCTAGCAATAGAGGGTGAGCTGTACCATAACCAACCCCAATCATGTATAATCTTGTAGTATGTTAGAAAAATTAAGAAACCTAGAAAAAAAAATTTTTTCGACACCATACAGATGGTTATTAAAAAAAGGAATCATACAAGTTATAAATACATCTAAGAAAATAGAACGAACTATGGAGGATTTGTATGAAAGTTTATATGATGAACCATATGCAGGAAATCCAAATTGGGCAGGAGATGACTAGATGTGTGATATAATCAAAATAAATTACAACATATAGAGGAGGCAAAATGCCATATCATAAAGCTAAAAAAGGTATGAAAAAGAAAAAGAAGAGGATGTAATGCCTTATAAAGATTACAGCCCAAAACAAAAAAAATTAGCTGCTGTTGCACCACCTTTCAAAAAGATTACTGCTGCAGATTTTAAAAAGCTAAGAGATAGTAAAAGAAGACCGAAGATTACATAATGGCTACATACCAGGGTAAGACAGTTACGCTTAATAAACCTTCTAGGATTAGTAAAGGTGAACCTGGGTATGGAAGAAAAAAATCTAAGGTTTATGTTAAAAACAAAAATGGTAAAGTTATCAAGGTAATGTTCGGTGACCCAAACATGAAAATTAGAAAAGATAATCCTGCAGCAAGAAAATCATTTAGAGCAAGACATAGATGTGATACTGCTACAGATAAAACAACACCAAGATACTGGTCTTGCAAAGCGTGGTGAATTATGAAAATAAAAGGCGTAGATGTTTCTAAATTAACAAAGAGACAACAAGATGCAATGAAAAAACATTCAAAGCATCATACAAAAAAACATATGCAATACATGTACAATTCAATGATAAGAGGTAACTCTTTTAGTAAAGCACATGTCAATGCACAAAAGAATGTCGGTAGATAATGGCAAGACAAGTAAGTTGGATGTGGGGTGGTAAAAGACATTATGGAACTTTTATTAGAGAAACTAAAACACACATATTTGCAAGAACAAAAAATGGTAAAATAAAAAAAATTAAGAAGTGAGGAACAATGGCAATACCTGAAAGTGCAAAAAAAACATTAAGAGCAAAAGCAAAAAGCTCTGGATATAGTTACGAAAAACTTGCGGCTGTGTACAGAAGAGGGCAAGGTGCTTATGTATCATCAGGCTCTCGTAATGTATCTATGGCTGCTTGGGCAATGGGTAGAGTAAACTCTTTTATTAGTGGTGGTCATAAACAAGATGATGACCTGAAGGGTAAAAGATAATGAACAGAAGACAGCAACCTTATAGGTATGGTGTTCCTGCTAAGTATGTTGAGGGTTTATCACCTGCTGCAGCTAAAAAGAAAGCTGCAGAAATAAAAAGAACAGCAAAAGCGTATAGAGAAGGTAAAAAAATAAATCTTAAAGCTGTACAAAAATCAAGAGTGGAGGCAGGTCGAAAAAAGAAACGCACTTGATAATTAGTTGCCCAAGGTGCGAAGAACCTTTATTACCAAAAGATGACATGAAATGTCAAAACAAAAAATGTAAAAATTATGCCAGAAAATAAAATATGTTACGCAGCAGGATGTAAAAAAACTATACCTCCTAAATCAAGAAAATTCTGTAGTTACAAATGTCGTAATAGAATAAATAAACAAAAAGCAAGAGCAAAAGCAAAAGGTATAGATTGGAAACAAGAGGAAGATGTTTTAGATATACCTAGCAAGAAAAAAAATGTACAAACCAGGAGAGGACAAGTCTATGAAGATTTGAAACAATCTGGTCTTGGTAATGAGATACTTACAAAAAAAATGACTTTGTCAGATGTAGCTAAAGTTTTAGAAACATCTGTTGCAGCAGTATCTATGGCATACAACGCTTTTTTAGAAGATTTAGAAAACGAGATAGAACAAGAAACTTGGGCAAAAGATGTAGAGGCAGAAAAATCTTTAGAAGATTTTAAATCATTTAGATTTAGATACTTTCAAACTGAGCAAGGTGTACCATACGAAACACCAGAGTTTCACATAAATTGGATTCAATCAATTCTTGAAACAATAGAAAATGGTGAACAACAAATGATATTATCCCCACCTAGACATGGTAAGACTGATTTGTTGATTCATTTTGTAATATGGCTTATTTGTAAAAATCCAAATGTAAGAATACTTTGGGTTGCAGGTAATGAGGATATTGCAAAAAATTCTGTCTCATCTGTAATCGACCAGTTTGAAAATAATGAATTACTTATAGAAGAAATATGTGGACCAGGAGCAAAATTTAAACCACAGAATAGAAGTGGTAAGGCTTGGTCATCAACACAGTTTACAGTAGGTACAAGAACTGTTACAGGAATCAAAAGTCCTACAATGGTGGGTATAGGTCGTGGTGGTAAAATTCTTTCAAGAGACTGTGACATAATTATTGCAGATGACATTGAAGACCATAGTTCTACTATGCAACCTGCATCAAGAGAGAACACAAGAAACTGGTGGACTACAACATTATCTAGTCGTAAAGAGGAACATACAGCTATGGTAGTTATTGGGTCACGACAACATTATGATGATTTATATTCACATCTTTTAGAAAATGAATCTTGGAAAACAACTGTAGAAGAGGCACACGATACAACCTGTTCACTTCCTGATTGGAACGAAGATGAACATAAAGAATGTATGTTGTGGACAGGTAAGAGAACTTACAAATGGTTAATGGATAGAAAAAGAGCAGCAGAAACAACTGGTGGTAGAGCTATTTTTGAAATGGTTTATTTAAATGTTGCAATGCCTGATGGTCTAGCATTATTTGACAGAGTAGAAATAGAATCATGTCGTGACCAGAAGAGGGATATAGGGCAGATACCTAGAGGCACACGCCTTATTGCAGGACTTGACCCTGCCTCTACTGGTTACCAAGCTGCATTTTTATGGGCATATGATTCTGAAGCAAACAAAATTTATATGGTTGATATGGATAACAATTTAGGTGGAGGAATACCACAAGCACTAAATGTTATTAAAAACTGGTGGAATAAATATGGATGTAGTCACTGGGTTATTGAAGAAAATGGTTTTCAAAAAGCAATAAGACAAGATAGAAGTATTAGAGAGTTTGCATCAAGGCACTCTGTATTTCTAGAAGGACACGAAACAAGAAACAATAAATTTGACCCAATTTATGGTGTGACAGCAATGAGACCAATGTTTCAAGAAAACAATATTTCTTTACCATATCTTGGCTTTGAGGCACAAGAAAAGGTAAACTTATATACAAGTCAGTTGGTTTATTTCAGCAGTGCTAAAAACAAAAGTAAAAG